ACTGCAATCTTGTTAATTACATCTTCAGTTAATCTCATTCGTACAACTCCTCTATAGAAAATAAACTAATAAGTTCACACTTTGCAGCAAGAACATTAGTATCTGCTTCACCATCCACTTGACGATCTACTATGGTAATGATACGATTTACCTCATAACCAGCATCACGTAACTTCTCTACTGCCTTAATAGCAGATGCACCTGTAGTAGTAACATCTTCAAGAACAACTACCTTAGATCCTTTAGATGGCAGTTTACCTTCTATCCACGCATTAGCACCATACCCTTTCTGTTCTTTACGAATAATAAGACCATCTATTATTATTTTACCATTAGAAGAACCATCAACCATCATAGGTATTGCACTAACTAATGGATCAGCACCCAGAGTAAGACCTGCAACAGCAACAACATCATCTTCAATATACTCTAACATCATTACAGATATAGCAGCTAAACCTAAACCAGTAAGTGTTACAGGTTTACAGTTCACATAATGCTCACTCTTTCTGCCTGATGATAAAGTAAAATCACCTTTACGATAAGCATCTTTTTTAAGAAGATTTAAAGCAATACTTCTATAATCAAAAGTATCTGGGATATATTCTAATATCATTATTTGAATACCGCATTGACTGAAATTACCCTAGCGTTAGGGTTCCTTGCAAGAGCAACCTGCCTTGCCTCCTGATAATCCTTTGCTACGACTTCTTCATTGAAGACAGTACCAGCAACATAAAGTTTAACTTCACAACGCATTGGTTTTCTCTTAGATGAACTTATTATAACTGATTTAATACATCAAGTAAAGGTGACTGTGTCACTTCCGTAACTGGAGCATATTCCTCTACTCTTTGTTTAATTAAGTTACCATAATCTTCGTGCAACTCACATCCAATGTAATCTCTACCTAACGATTTTGCCACAGCAGCAGTGGTTCCTGATCCCATGAATGGATCTAACACAATGTCTCCTACCTCGCTCCCTGCCTTGATACAGGGTTCAATTAGATCGGGTGGATATGTTGCAAAATGAGCCCCCTTGTATGGTTTCTTAGTTACACTCCATACTGATCTCTTATTTTTCTTTTCATAACTCTTGGTCAATCCTGAGTGTGGAGTCTGACCATAATCATTTACTTTATACTTACCCTTACTTCTATCTCTGGTTCCCCAATCAGTAGCAGGTTCCTTGATTGCTTCATTATCATAGAAGTATTTCTTTTGCTTACTGAACAGGAAAATATATTCGTGTGCTTTAGTACATCTATCTCTCACACTCTCAGGCATTGGATTAGGTTTATGCCATATTATATCCTGTCTCAAATGCCATCCATCTGCTCGCATTGCGAAGGCGAACATCCAAGGGATTCCAATGAGGTCTTTTTCTTTGAGTCCTTCGAGTCTATTTCCTCTACGAGGACACACATCTGGTAGGTCTTGTTTAGTATTTGAGACTGTTTGTTTTGCCAGTCCTTGTCCTTTTCCTGGTCGGTAGTTATAGTAACTATCGCCAAGATTAACCCAACAAGTTCCATCATCCGTAAGCACATTTCGCACCTCTCTGAATACTTTTACTAACTCATCAATAAACTCTTCTGGAGTTTGCTCTTGTCCTATTTGTGAATCTTCTCCACCATAATCTCTCAATCCATAGTAAGGTGGAGACGTAACACACATCCTTGCCTTCTCATCAAATTCTTTGAGTGTATCTCTACAATCTCCAAATAGAATAGTGTCTCTCATTTAGTCCACTCCTCCAAAAGTTTTGAACTGCTATTCATCTTATTATCACCACCCACACTAAATTCAAAGATAACTCTAGGATCATCTTTATACTTATCATACTCTGGAATATTCATTCTACCACGATCTCCACCATTTGCAAAGACCACTTCATCATATACCTCTAATGCCATCTTAATTGCATCACAAGCACTATCATCGTTATCATTAAATTCAATAACAATATCAGGAGTCTTTAACTCCTTAAGAACCGACACCCTTTCATCTATATTCATAAAAGATTTTCCTTTCTTTCTTGTCAACCAATCGTCAGAATTTACAGCAACACACAATGAATCACCAAATTTTTTTGCTGCCTTAAAGTAAGCGATATGTCCAGAATGTAATGGATCAAATCCACCACTAACTAATACAACTTTTGTCATTGAATCCAATTAGGTTTACGTTCAGGTTTGCGTAGGTAGTTATCCTTTACCCAAGATTTAGTGTTAATATACTTCTGATAAGCAGTAAAGGTATCAATAGTTCTATCGGTCTTAATCTCATCAGGCATTGCCCTTGTGAATGATTCTACCATACAATGACAAGTAACTACCTCACCAGCACATCTATGAAACATTTTCTTTGCTTCAAATAATGTATCAGCACATCCATGAACCTTACCATAACGATATGAATACTCATCTGATAAGGCACATCCATGTTGAATCAACCAAGCAGTATTGAATATACTATCTGCTGCCCATTGAGTACAAGGATGATTACGAAATGCACCTTTCTTTGTACTATAAGCAGTACCATCTTTCTTATGAAGTTCACCCCAATCATAATACCATTTAGAATATATGATAGAGAGCATTTGACAAGTCTCTAATGGCATCTTGACCACATGCTTGTCAGGTAACTCAGTAGCAGACTTATGTGGATCAGGATTGGTTACAAAGATGTTCATACACTTTCTTTGATTAGATTATAAAGTTTAGCACCAAAGTCACCTTTTTCTTTAGGCACTACATTTTTTGCAATAAATGTAATATCATCAAAGTTAACTTTGAAAGATACAGAATCATCTTTTAGTTTTGTATTCTTCATACAAGCATCCCAACTGCATATTCCAGCAGTATAATTCTTTGTATCCCATAATAGCATATAATCAAATGTCTTTTCAGGCAACCCTTTGTTTCTTCCTTTAAAATTCATAAGTGTTACCTCTCTGGTATATGGTTTTGTTTTAAGAAACAATCCATCCATACCCTTTGACTCATAATAGAGTCCATCATGAATCCCTAAGAAGTCTCTACCATTCTCAGTATCACCAACGTATTGTAATTGACCACCACTATACTTTGCAATGGCAATCTCTTGTACTTCTGCCCTGAGTGGGCGTGTCTGTTGCCTCTTTAATCCATCTGTAGACTTAACTACACCAAAGATAGAGGAAAAATCAAATTGGTTGAAATTAATCATCTTGTAATAACAGAAATTGCGGGTTCACCCCTGTTGAATACGGTATCAACAACTGCCTCGACTTTACGTGCGGTGCTGACTCCAACATTATTATACACAGGAATACATACCTTTCCGTGAGTCTTGTGACACTTTCCTAATCGGATCACTCTACCAATAGTTTGAGATATAGTGATATAATCCATATTTCTCATAAACAATGCTGCTTCAAGACCCTTGACATTGATTCCTTCTGATAGGATACTGTGATGTAACACTACAAACTTCTTATCATCATCCTTACCCCAAGCATTAAGAACCTCAAAGAACTCATCTCTACCTACCTTCTCACCATCAATGATAGCACCTGTTTTTGATGTGATAGTCATCCAAGAATAACCACGCCAAGCAAGTTCATCTTGAAACTTAGAAGCATACAGAAGATTAGTAATCTGTTTGGTAGACTTAGCACAGATAAGAACCTTATCAACCTCTAACTTATCAATAGCACCAATCATATGTTCTGACTCTACTTCAGAATAGATCTCATCTTTTCTTAGCAAACGACTCTTATATACCTCAACTTTAGGTGGTAGTATGTAACCTTCATCAACTAACTTAGGTGCTGGTACATTAACAATTACCTGACCATACACCTTAGTATCATTCATTCCTGCCTTGAAAGGAGTAAGGCTATGCTTAGGAGTAGCAGTAAAGAAAAAACACCTGTTAGCCCAATCAGTTGCAAAATGTCTAACAGCAGGGAAAAAGTTTCGTTGAACACTATTATGTGCCTCATCAAAGTAAATGGTATCTACATCAATGGTAGATCTTTTGACCTTATCAAGTGAATGATAGGTAGTGAATATAATCTTATTACCTCTTGTGTACTTGTGCCACCAGTAAATATCCTCAACTTTGGTTGAAGAATAGTGATCTGTCTCACCACTATGAACGTGCATTACAGATACATCATCAAGAATCTCAAGAAACTCAGATGATAACTGTTCTGCCAATAGAATACGAGGAGCAACTACAACAATAGTGCCTCCTCTCTTGGCATCCTCAATCATACACATAGTCTTACCACCGCCTGTAGGTACGATGATTTGCCCCTTGTCATACTTTGCCATAGCATCCAGAGCATCAGTTTGGTGTGGACGTAATGGCATCAATGTTTCTCAGTTGAATATATTATAGCATTAAAAAACCCCCTTGAGGGGGTCTTGTGCCAGTTCTGCCACTGGTTTCTTAAAAAAATATAGAGCTTCCCGTACAAACCATACAAAGATATGTATAGTAATTTAACCTTACACTAGAAGAATTGCTCTACTCCTATTGCTTCACCAAAACTATAATCATATTCTAAAGCATCAGCACAAACATAGTGCGGATGATGAGTTGTCACACCCAAACGACCACATAGTTCCTTATGGTTATCCTCTAGTAATTCTACTGCATAAAGCATATGATTCAACACATGCTTCTCACTATGATACAAACAGAGACGTTCCTTTAATCCAATTAAAAAATTGCCACAACCTGCTGAATTATCAAGGAATTTGCTGTTAGAATCCTTAAGTAATTCAACATCAATATCATCTATCATAGATTCTACTAACTCAGGGGGTGTGAATACCTCTTGAGTTTCCTTTATTCTTTCATCAGATCTCTCAATATTCGATCCAGATTTTATATTATGCTTGTTCTTTTTCATCTAGACATTGAATATAAGTTGTAATTAGATCATTCTTACCGAAATGATACCGACCATTAGTAACTGTTGCTACTTCTCTAAACTTAGGAGCAAACTCTATCAGATTTTCCAAAACTTCTGGTGATCTTACATTTAGAAAGTGATGTCCTTTAGCGTAGTGTGTAAAATTCTCAGTTTTTACAATACCACTAGGTCCACATCCATACTCACCAATAAAAACATCTGCCTCAAATCTATCTTTGTAATCTAGAAATTCAAAATCAGGATGTTCTCTGTGCATAGGAATCTCGTTCACTCCTACTTCAAATCTCGAAGTGTTTTTTACCTTCCAGTATTGTTTTACAGCACTAATTCCACCAGGAAATGTAGTATGATCTAGATCATCATCAACTTCACAATGAAGATATGATTTAATCTTATTTTGAGACGATGGTTTTCTTACAGAAGTAGGCAATACAAACCTAATATCATCTG